TTTTTATTTGTTTTTATTGGTTTATTTTCTATTTCTGTTTCTCTTACTTTAACTACATAAGCATTATTGGTTGACTGCGCATAACTTGCTGCCTCACTATGTTTGATAAAGCAGTTGCCATCTTCAAAACAATATAGCATATTAACCGTTGGGTTTGCGTTCCAAATTGCTTCCATAATTAGAATCTTTTATCCGTTGATGGGTTGTAATTCGGTGACAAGTTAGCAGGCAAGTTGTTAATTAATGCCTCAAATGATGCTGCATCGTTTGCTCTCATTTCTGCTAATCCTTTTGGGTCGTTTTTTGACCAATCGTTGAAAGTCCAAGACTCACGACCTGCAACTGCTGCTGGTGTGTTTGTTTTGTTTTCAAAGATGGGTGTGTATGCAGGTGTAAGCTTGCTAAACACATCTTTCAACTCTTCGTTAGACTTGTTAGATGTTAAATAAATTTCTTTACTTGCATCGGCAATTTTACCCTCTTTTATTGCGTTTTCAATAAGTTCAACTTTAGCTGCTTGTACCGCTTCGTTGTTAGCATCTTTCAATGCTTGTAATTCGTTGCTCTGTGCTTCGATGCTTGCTTCTAATTCAGCAATACGTGCATCTTTAGCGTTAACCGCTTCAACAATGGCTTCTTCACTTGCCTCGTTAGATAGCTTTAATAAATCAGTTAATTTATTCATTTTGGTTTCTGTTTTAATTATTACTTTATTGTAGATAGCGTGTAACTCGCGCACAGTTGCGTTCATTGCAGGCTTCATTTTCTTTGTTTCTATAATTTCATCAACTATGCCTAAATTCATACACTCTACGGCAGTCATCCACGTTTCTTTGGCCATTAAATCTTTGCACTTATCTAATGTAAGATTTGTATTGCGTTCAAATATCTTTGCTAAACTATTTGTAATTAAATTTAACACTTCTTCATCACTTCCACCGTTTGCGTTGTGCATCATAAATGTGCCATAATCGGCCATGTATTTCTTTTGGCCACAAATAGCAATAACACCAGCCATTGAATAGGCCATGCCATCAATATAAGTGTTTACAGGTATAGCACTATTAAGTATTGCACTAACAATTGAAAGCCCATCGGCAACACTTCCACCAATTGAATTGATGCGAATGTTAATGCACTTAACTTGATCTGAATAATTATCGTTAATGTATTGAATATCCTCTGCAATAAAAGCACCGTTAATGCCATTATCCATACCATCAATATTGCCAATATGCTTATAGATAAGCATTGTTGCAACCTCGTTAGATATGTTCGTAATTTTCATTGTACAAAAATCGTTACATATTTGCACATCAATCGAAATAAGTTACTAATTTTGTGATGTTTAGTAACTAATATTTAAAAATGGCGAATCCTAAAAACGATATAGCAGAGAAAAAACAAGCCGCGAAAGCTCGCGTAACTGCTCACTTAACAGGCGAATTAAAAAAGAAATTCTTTGATGAAGTGGAACGCACTGGCACCAAAGAATCTTATTTGCTCAAAGAAATATTATCGGAGCATTATGGTAAGAATAGGTTTTAAACAATAAAGCCCCGAATTAACGAGGCTATTACAATTAAACTAAGAACTTCTAAAACTTAGCTTTCATTGCAATCCATTTCAACTGATATTTGACCACTAACATCAATTGTTATTATGTCTGCTGCCCAATTACTGCCATCAATTTGATACATTCTTAATTCTCTGCTCCCGTCAACAGCAACTATTTTCATCATGCCCTCTGTTGGTGTTTGATTTCCATTAGCATAAAAACCAACAGCGTGAAAATTACCCTTTATTTTATCAGTTTGAGCCAATGATAACGAAATATAAGCAGTCGCGCTGCCAATACTTGAACTAACAATGCTAAAATCAATCAACAATGTGCTGCCACGTCTTTGAGTTTTCATATCAAAGTTTGGCGAGCCCCCCGGCAAAGTCCACAAACCTGTTGCGGCTGTCATTCTACCCGCGCTATAATTTTGAGTTATCCATCTGCCTAAATATTGTATGTTTACGAAATCAAAACTTCCGCTTCCACTAACACCAGCACTCCAAACAATTTTACGTATTTCGTGAACATTGTTTGATGTGCTATCACTAAATATAACAGGGTCGGCATTGGTTGCGGTTAAGTATGTAGTTGTAATTGTACCTACTACTACCTGACCAAGACCTAAAACAATTCCTACAGTACTATCGCATAAATACATTTCAGTTCCAAATACTAAACAACCGCTTTCAATTGACCAAGTTGAACCAGATACAGTGTACGCAAGACCATAAAGTGCTTGCGGGTTTGCATATCCTGCGCTTACTCCATTTCTTTGAAATAATTCGCTTTGCGCCAAACTAAATATACCCTCTTGGTTAGCTGATTGCAAATGATTTAAACTGCCCGATTTTAATGGCATTGCACTACCAGCAATGATGTCTGTTGTTTTTATTTTTTTCATTAGTATGTAATTACATTGTAAGTTATGCCTGCATAATTATACAGGTCGGCAATTTGCCTAATTATATTTTCTCTGTTTTGACTGATATTCGGCACTGTGTTTGCAGTTTCAGTTGTTAAAGCATTAGCCACCGCAATAGGTACATTAATGGTATAAGACACACCAGCAGTTGTTAAGTCTAATGCTTGCACAAACGCTGTTGCTTCAGGTTCATCAAACACAACATAACTGCTTTCAGTTTCTGTAAGTCCAACATAAAACGCGCCCAAATCAGCAGCTGCTGCATCAATAAATATATCAATGTCACCCGGCAAATTTACAAACGTAGTTCCAAACCATTGATTTAATGCCCATTTAAATAAGATGTGTTGTGCATTGTATTTACAACGCGGTTCAATGCCCACAAAATTGTCTTGAATCTTAAACCAAAAGTTTGTGTTTGTTGGCAAATTACCAGTGCTTGCTACCCAACATTGATACACTGCTTTGTCTGTGTATTTCACTTGGTTACCTACTGCATAGGCAGTTGCACCGCTATACAATGCCGCTGCATTCCCATCTTTAAACGTGCCAAACATTGTGTTGTATAGCACTTGCAATGGATTAAGCAATGTTTTAGTCCAAGCTTTATAAATCGGCAGCCGCTTCTTTGGTGGCAAGAAGTTAACCGCAAATGTATCTGTATTTATGATGCTACTCATTATTGTACAATATAAGATAATGTATCTGCAAAGGTATGTGTTGCAGTTGTTTCTTGTTCTACATAGCCCGAAATAGTTTGATATTGCACACTATCAACACCAGTTGACAAGTTGTACAATGTGACACCTGCACCATAGGCAACCGTATGTTTTCTCACTAATATACGTGTTAATGATACCGAATTAACACCTTCAACCGCTTGTATAGCATCAACAACTGCCTGTGTGCTTATAACACCGTTAAATGGTAAGGTAGCCATATAATTATTTAATGCTGCTACTACGTTTGTGCTTATTACTGCTGAATATTGACCGTTATAGTAAATAGTTGCTGCCACTTCCATCTTATCGCTATTCTCATTGATTAATGTAAACGCAATGCCCGCAGGATTAAATGTTTCAATGTAACTTTGAAGCTCGGCTAATTCACCAACTGAAACTGGCACAGGTGGGTCTGATTTAGCAACCTTAATTAACACCGTTCTGTTTGGCGCGGTTATTACTGCACACCTTGTCAATATTTGATTAGCAGTGTTAATTGTTGGGTATTCAATAGTAAATGTTGTTGTGTTTAATTCAGCAACATCGCCTTTTTGATACTTTAAAACTTTGTTGCGTGTCCATTGCGGTGTGCTTGGTGCTGCGGTGCTTGCTATGGCTTCTAAATCTGTTTTAAATATGTCTTGCAATTGCTCAAATATAGCTATGCAAGAAGCTACAATAAAATAATATAGATTCCATTTAGCAGTTTGACTTGTTGAGGTCAACGCGCTTAATGTTGGGTCTGCATTCTTTGCATCCAACATTGATTGTTTGATTTGTGCTACTGTTCTGGCCATTATACAATTGATGTTATAAGTCCTTTAACTACGGTAATTGTTTTGCCGTCAGCGGTAGTAAACGATCCTGTTGCACCTGTTGCAGTTGTATAACCAACGATAGCATCAACAGTTGTTATTGATGTAACTGCATTTTGATTTACTATTACTTTTTCAGTTCCTGTAATTGCGCCTGCTGCTGGTAACTCGGAAATTTTTTGCTCTGCCATTTTATTGTTGTATTATAAGTGTATAACCTGTTTCTGTTAATAATTCGTAACCTAATTCACTCGTTAACGCTATTGATTCAGGAATAAATCCAGTGCGAATGATTGCGTTGTCTAATTGTGGGCTATTGTTGGTAACCAATGTTGTAACTAACACCTCTGTTGTTGGGCCATCCATTGCAGAATAGTCAAAGCCTTGCATTGTGTAAGTTATGATAAACTCCTGTATGTTGGTATGGTCTGCCGATTGAATTTCACTTCTGCGCAGGAATCTACTGTTATATGGTGTTGACCACCCATGAATCAGTTGGTTTAAGTCTTGTTTTAGTTGCAATATATCGGTGTCTTCTGTTTTATAGCTTTCAAAACCTAAATGCAAAGCAATTGACATTGTGCCTTGTTGTTGACCTTGCAAGTTTTCAATGTAGTCGGCAGATGGGAACTCAATAAAACAACAAGGATAGTTGAATGGAATATTAATATCCTCGCGCTCAAATTGATTGTTCCATAGTGCAACATACTTCAAAGATTGAAGTGTGCTAATACGTGCCTTTAATTGATTATATATTGCTAACTGCATTACTTAAATATGTTATCTAATCGTTTAACAATAACTTGCTTTACTTTCTCATTCAAGTTGTAAGAATCGCCCATAAATTGTCGCTTGGGCATATTTTTTAAACCATTGTTATGTCGCGCAGCATAAACCAAATCAGTGCTAATCTTAATAGTTAACGCTGCTCTGTTTGCAGGATTACGTATAATTGACCGCCTTAAATCACCAGTCTTAACTAATATTGCCCTTGTTGTGTCATCAACTTTTTTTCCGCTTTTAGTATTGTATGATTTGCGCTTACGAGCTTTCCAATTCTCAATCGCTTTGTCATCCCACCCCTGCTTCCTAAACGAATCAACAAAGAACACCTTTGCAGTGTTACCAACATCTACAATAGCCGCTTCCATCGCTTTACGCGCTTTCTTTTCTGCCTGTTTTAAATCGAATTTATTGGACTTGCTCATTTATCGGCTCAAAGATAATGTTATTTTCTTGTTCGGGTAATGGTTTTGAATGGTCGTTTGGACCAGCGTATATTTCATACGGTATTATATCGGGAAATGCACTACAATTATTATTTTCTTTATTGTAATGCTTGCATTGAATACAAAGTAAATCAAATTCCATTATTTTATATTTTTTTCAAAGTAATCAATTACATAGCTTGGTAAATTCTTTTTGTTGTTTCCAAAGTACGATGCAAACGCTTCAGCAAATGCTTCAGACCCATTTTCACCCCTAAAATCACCGCCTTTTGAAACTTTAATCATATCTGCTTTGGTTTCATTAAACCACTTATTTGTTATATCAATCCATTCTCTTTTTTTAGAAATATTTTTGTCGTACAAATGACCCATTTCGTGAAAATGTGTTGACCCATCAAATTCATTTAAGTACCATTTATTGCCATCTTTTATTTTAGAATAAAACTCATTGTATTTTATTTTTCTTGCAGTAATATCTGTTGGTGTTTTAAACTCGCGTGAATTTATTACAAGTACTTTTTCATTTTTA